AGGATTGTGTTTGATGTTCAATAGGCGAAAAGCATAGATATACTTGCCACTATGTTGAGGACTATTACACAAAGTAATCAAGAGTTCCTAAACTACCCAAACTTATGTTAGTGCCAATGTAAAACTGGTTTGAAACGTTTTTGGCACTAATTTAAGTTTAAGTGAGTAATACATAATGGATTGCATTAATATTTAACCCTAGTATTACTCACATAAGTTTAAGAGTTTGTGATTATAAATTTTGCTTATAATCACATTAGGCAAATGAGTGTCATAATTTGGTCTTCACACCACCCATAGCTAGCATATGGTTATAAATCGGGATTTGCTGATTTGACTGCAGTCAAGGAGGGGTTTTTAAATTCCTTACCCTCCTTGACTTATTTTTATTTATAAAGTATAGTACCCCCTATGAATTTTTCCCAACAATTAAACATAATTAAAACTCTTGTACCATCTGGAGAAGTAGACACCAGAATGGATTGCCCTTTTTGTCAAGGCACAAATACTCTCACAATAAAAAGAAATAATTCCGATTTACTTTGGTATTGCTTTCATGCGTCTTGTTCAGCCAAAGGAAATCATGAAGGAGAGATGACTATGGAACAAGTATCAAAAACGATAAGGGATAACGTGAACGTAGTAGAGAAAGAAAAGCAAAAAGAGTTTCTAATTCCTAAAAGTTTTATTAGTATTTTTTCTACAGATAAATGCACGGATTATTTTAAAAAAAATCATTGTATGGAGTCCCATATACATGGAAGGACAAATTTTATGTATGATGTAAAACAAAACCGTGCTGTGTTTATTATAAAAGAAAAAGAAAAGATAAGAGGTGCAGTAGGTAGGGGGCTAACCTCACAGGTGTACCCTAAATGGTTTATGTACGGGGATAAGTCCTATCCTTTTATTTGTGGAAGTAGTAATACTGCTGTTCTTGTAGAGGATTGTGCTAGTGCTTGTGCTGTATCAGAAACACACACAGGAGTAGCATTAATGGGTACAAGTTTACCAGACAGTTATATACCTGTGTTAAAGAAAAAGTTTAAGAAAATAATTGTTGCTTTAGACAGAGATGCAACGACCAAGGCATTTGACATAAGCAACCAATTAAGGTATTATATACCTACTGAAGTTAAGATACTAGAAGAAGATTTAAAGTATTTTGATAAAACACAAATAGAAAGGTTATTTAATGACTAATGAAACAGTATACGTTAAGAGAGAAAAAGTTTTTGGCAAAACTTTAGTTTATCCAGTGTGCCATCAAGCACAATTACTAACTAATTTAACAGGTAAAACAACTTTGACAGACGATGCAATAAGTATTATAAAAGCTTTAAAGTATTCTGTTAAAGAATACATTAACAAGGAGCTATAAATGAATATATTTTTTTTACACAAAGACCCACAGTGGGCAGCTAATGCATTATGTGATAAACATGTGCCAAAAATGTTATTAGAGTCAGCACAAATGTTATCAACTGCTGTGCGTAGACATAAAACAGAATTTGAAAACTATGATAAAATTTATAAATCAGCTTACCCTAATCATCCTATGACTAAATGGGTAGGAGATACAAGAACTAATTTTCGTTGGGCATTAGAAAATGCTGTGTTCATTAGTCAAGAATATTGTAAACGTTTTAAAAAAATACATAAGTCATCTGAAGTTATTAATAATATTTATGATGCTAAATATATGGAAGACATACCAACACAAATGCATCCAGATTGTATTACTACACCTCCTCAATGTATGCCCGATGAATACAAAGATGATGACTATGTAACTGCGTATAGAAAATATTATAAAGGTGCTAAAGCTTATTTTGCTAAATGGCAACGAGGTGTAGATGCACCAGATTGGTGGGCTGTTTAATGGGTACACCAAAAATTTGGACAGAAAAAAATACTAGTGAAGCACAGAAGTTACAGAGAAAAGGATTTACATGCACACAAATAGCAGATAAATTAAACAAAAGTAAAAATTCTATATCGGGAATACTCTATAGAGAAAAATTAAAAACAGGGCATAAACCAATTACAAGACATCTTGCTTCAGTTAATGAGGGTATGAATGTCTATTTTAAAAAATTAGGTAAGAGAGATTGTATGATGTGTGAAAAAAAATTTGATACCTATGGAAGATTTGATAGATTTTGTGAAACCTGTAAAAAAAGTAATTATTTTAGAGGTAATGAAATTTATGTATAAATTTTTTGTAACGCTGTTGTTAATTTTAATATTGTTCAGCACTATGGGGTGCACATATATGGTAGCAAAAAAAACAGTAAAAGTAATTGATAATGTGTTGACACAAAGTCCTAACCCAGATAAAAAAGAAAGGATAATAATTAAACAAAATAAAAAAAAAGATAAAGCTAGAGAGTTTTATTGTAGTAAAATAAAAGATAAGGAGAAATGTAGTAATGATTAAAAGTTTTTTTCAGACACAGTTTGTTGACTTACTTACAGATTTTATGTATAATGATTTAAAAGAAAAAGTTAAATCAAAATCCAATATAAAAAAAAGCATTAATACTTTTGAAGATATTTGGGTTAACATGCTAAGGAAGAGTAAAAAAAATGACAAATGAAAAGTTTGAATTGCCAGATTACTATGACTTTAGAAAGCCAGAGTTTCAAAATAAAAAAGAAAAAGTTGAAAGGAATTGTATGATGTGTAATAAACTTTTTATGAGTGAGGGAATAAAAAATAGAATTTGTAATCCATGTAAACAAACAGATGACTGGCAGTATGGAAATGATTACAAGGTGGTAGAGTAATGTGGAAGTTAATTGATTGTGGAACATATCCTTGGTTTGTTAGAGAAACAAAAAAATATTTTTATTGTGTCTATTCTTTAACAGGGGAGACAAAAAAATTAAAAGTAAAACGAAATGAAATTCCTATGTATATGTCCACGCATAAAAGTTATTTAGCGTATTTAAAAACTTGGCCCCTTAACACAGCATCTTGTATACTTGACTAAAATAATGTAAAGTTTTATATAAACTTATGGAAAGATAGAAATAAAACAAATGTAATGAAAGAAATAATTAAACAAATGAAAGCGACAACATGGAAAAAGAATTAATAAGACTACTACTAGATAAAAAATTTTATACTAAAAATAAAAGTAGATTATCTAAAGAATTTTTTACTAATGGAACCGGGGAATTATATGAAACAATTCGCCATGCCCATGAGGATTCTGAAACAGATTTAAGTATTAGTGAGGTATCCTCCTTACATATGGATGTATATAATCCTGCATCCACAAGGGCTAAAAGAGAGAACTTTGATTTTTTAATACAGGAGATAAAAGAATTACCACTACCGAATGAAAAGATTGCCAATAATGTTATTCGTTCATTGTTTAAAAGAAGGATTGCAAATAAAATTGCAGTTTTAGCTACCGAAATATATAATGGAAAAGACGCAGATTTTTCTGAAATAAAAAAAGAATTAGAACTTTCATTTGATGATATAGATAAAGATGAATACGATTATATTACTTCTGATGTTAATAGCTTAATAGATAAACTAAAAGATAACACAAAATTTAAATTTAATCTCCCTATGTTAAGAGATAAAGTTAATGGTGTTGGGGAGGGAAATCTTATTGTTATATTTGCTAGACCAGAGAGTGGTAAGACAGCCTTCTGGGTTAACTTAGTCGCAGGAGTTAATGGGTTTGCCTCTCAAGGTGCTAAAGTTTGTGCACTTATTAATGAGGAGCCTGCTATTAGGACTCAAATGAGACTAATTAATGCTCACACAGGGATGACCTTTGACCAAATTCGTGCTGATATGGAGGGTACTAAAGAAAAATGGGCCGAGGTAGAGAAAAATATTAAGATACTTGATACTGTTGATTGGTCATTAGATGAGGTTGATGAGTTTGTTCAGAAAGAAAAACCAGATATATTAATTATAGACCAGTTAGATAAAGTAAATGTTAAGGGTAATTTTGCAAGGACAGATGAAAAACTTCGTGCTGTGTATACAGGGGCAAGAGAAATAGCCAAAAGAAATAACTGCTGTGTTGTGGCTATATCACAGGCATCTGCTGATGGTCATGGTAAATTTGAATTATCATTTGATATGATGGAAGGTAGTAAGACTGGTAAGGCAGCAGAGGCTGATGTTATTATTGGTGTGGGCTTTAGGGATAAAGTTGATACAGACCAAAATGTCAGAGGTCTTTATATAAGTAAGAATAAAATAACAGGGTGGCATGGTCAGATTGTCTGTACTATAATACCAGAACTATCGAGGTATGATGTATGATTAGGAAACTTTCTAAAGTAGAAAAAGGGGCAATTAGCGAGGACAAAGCGTCTATTTGGCTAATTAAAAACGGGTATTATGTTTTTCCAAGAAAACAAGAGGGTATACCTATTGATTTAGTTGCTGTTAATAGGAAATCTGGTAGAGTGTTTAAGATAGATGTTAAATCAGTTTCTTTTAGAAAGACATGGAAGCCGGGAACTCGTATTTGTAGAACACCTACTAAATATCAGAAAAAATTAGGTGTAAGAATTATGTATGTTAGTGAAAATGGGGAGTGTGAATTAAAATGATTCAAGGAAAAACAAAAAGAGAAGATGGGTTTATATTTGGTGGGTATTATTCTTCGAATGATAGAAGAAATAATAAAGAAAAGTGGTATTCCCCAGAGGCATGGAAAAGAAAAGATTTAAAGAGAAAGGCTAGAAAAAAATACCTACGAAATAAATTTAGTTCTATTATTAATAGATATAAAATTTTTAAAAAGTGTAATTCATGTGGGTATAATAAAAATCCATACGCATTACAATTTCATCATGTGAATAAAAAAGATAAAACTTCAGATGTATCAAGTATTTGGCGTACAAGTTATCAACAATGGAAAAAAATAAAAACAGAAATGAGAAAATGCATAGTTCTTTGTGCAAATTGTCATAGTATAGAAACCCAAGAAAGTTATAGAAAATGATTAGTGTATTTGATGTAGAGACGAGTTTTCAAATTACAGAGGAAGGGAAGAGAGACCCATCAGCTAAAAATCCTAAAAATTTTTTAGTGTCTTTAGGTATTAATGATGAGTATTTTTTCTTTAACCATAGTGAATTACCAGAGGAGCAGGCAAAAGGTAAAATAGCAATAGAGAATAAAAAGAAAATACAATCTATTTTAGATGAGACAACACTTCTTATTGGCCATAATATTAAATTTGATTTGCTATGGCTGTGGGAATCTGGTTTTAAATACGATGGTAAAGTTTGTGACACAATGTTAATTGAATATGTTTTTAATAGAGGGATTAAAAGAAGTATTAGTTTAAAAGAATGTTGTGCATTTAGAGGAGTAATACAAAAATCTGATTTAACAGAAGGCTATATAAAAAATAATATTTCATTTGAACATATACCTATTGGTATTGTAGAAGAGTATGGTCGTATAGATGTTAAGGCTACAAGGTCTCTGTATGATTCCCAGATGCTTCAATTGCGTAAGCCTCAAAATAGACACTTAATTAGAACAATACAAAATATGTGTCAGTTTGTAGTAGTATTAACTAAAATGGAAGACAATGGTATATACATTGATAGAGAGGCATTGGATGTAGTTGAGAAAAATTTTAAAGTTGAGTATGATGAGTTGCGTGTTAAGATAGAGGAGGAGACCCATTATCGTATGGGAGACACAAAGATTAATCCTGCTAGCCCAGAGCAATTATCATGGGTAATCTATGGTGTTAAGGTAAAAGATAAAAAGACTTGGTCAAAAACATTTAATTTAGGTATAGATAAGTTTACAAAGAAACAAAAACGAAGACCTAGACTAGGAATAAAACAATTAAAACAAATATTCTCTAACCAATTGGAGCCTATATTTAAAACTAAAGCAGAGCAATGCCCTGTCTGTAGGGGTAAGGGTACTGTTCAAAAAATAAAAGTAGATGGTTCGCCTTATAAAAATTTAAGTAGTTGTCAAGAATGTAAGGGAGAAGGGTTTGTGTACATAAAATTAAATGATAGGGCAGGGTTTTCGGGTAAGGCTACTTCTGTTAATGAAATTTCTGAAGGAGGTTTTAAATCCGACAGAAAAACTTTGGCAAAAATATCTGCAACATCTGATGATTGTTTAAAAGAATTTACTAAAAAAATCATAAGACACAATGCACTGGAAACTTACTTGAATACATTTGTTGAGGGTATTAAAAAGTTTACAACTGAGAAAGGATTTTTGTATCCTAGTTTTAGACAGACAGGAACTCGCACAGGTAGGTTAGCAAGTCGCAATCCTAATTTCCAAAATCAACCCAGAGGTAATACCTTTCCTATTCGTAAGGTTATTAGTTCTCGATTTGATGGGGGAAAAATTATGGAAATAGATTTTGCACAATTAGAATTTCGCACTGCTGTTTTTCTTGCACAGGATAAGCAAGGTATGGAGGATATAAAAAATGGTGTTGATGTTCATCAATACACAGCAGATATCATA